TCGATCCTAGGCCCAAGTAAGTTTAGACATCGATCCTAGGCCCAAGTAAGTTTAGACATCGATCCTAGGCCCAAGTAAGTTTAGACATCGATCCTAGGCCCAAGTAAGTTTAGACATCGATCCTATGCCCAAGCAAGTTTAGACCTCGATCCGCGAACCTAGGCCCAAGTAAGTTTAGGTCCGCCTAAGTAAGTTTAAGCACGAGCCTAGGACCTCTATCCGCGATCCTAGGCTCGCTGACTTAGGTCAATCAGCCTCTATCCGAGAGCCTAGGACCGTATCTTTGCCTTAAGTCAGTTTGTTACAGGCAGGAGCCGGGTGGGGTTAATAGGCCCGCCCTTTAAATAAACCTCACACATGTAACAGTCAAATATTTATATAAAAACTTTGTCCAAATTTACCCGGACAAGCGTATGGTATAGGATAGAGGGTCAAGCGTCTCAGAGACATCTGTTACTGACCTAAGTCAGACGAGAGTAACAAGGCCAAGGAAACGCAGTATATGACTACCTATAACTTACCACTTGACCATTTTCTGATGCCCGTACTACGGCGACATATGGCAGCACCTGATCAAACGTCGCTAACGGCTGAACTAGGTCTACTTCGGACCACTCTCGAGCTTCTACTTACCAAGCTCCAAACAAAAGACGACGTAGAAGTGCATGAAGGGCGCATTCTTACTATCGTCGCAAGTATTGAGCGGCTTGTAAAGACCAAGCAAGGTGTCGATCAGATCAACAACAGCACACTTACCAAGCAGCAGGTTCTTGCCTTTGCGGACGCCGTTGTGCGTATCAGTGAACAGTTCTCCGACGACCCGCGATATGCCAACTTCGTCACAGAGCTGAAAGGAGCTGTCAATGACGTTTTCAACATCGAGCGACCCCAAGCCAATCCAAGTAACTAATGGGCGGCTTGTTGAGGTCACCCATAAAGGGCGCACCGTCGATAACTCGGTCGACGAGTCACAAGTCGTTATCGGTCTCAACGCCGCATCCGCCACGCTCCCAGAAGATGTGGCCTCAGCCGTCGACGTCCCCGGCGTCACGATCCTCGTCACAGGCGAGACGGTCACCTTCTACAAACCCCGGACCATGTCCGTCATCTGTTTTGACGGCAATCCTCTAATCGAGGTCATCGAGAAAACATGCCGATAGACAATACACTGACTCAGGTCGTGAAAACGCTCACTGACTCGCAAACCTACTCACCTAAATCTAAACTCGAATATATAAACGGCTCCGGTACAGTTATCTTGCAAGTCCCGCCTAAAGTGGGCTACAAGGTGACGGTAGCTTGTGACGGCGTGCGTATCGAGACGCAAAATGACTCTTTTGCTATTGCCTGTCAGGGTAATACGCATAACGCCATTCGCGTCTCGGCCCACGCCACGGTAACCCTCGTCGGCACAGTTGATGCATGGGTCGTTGAATCTTTCAACGGCACCTTCACTGCCGAACATGACGAGGCCACCACACAATATAGCACGGAAGGTTCTCCGTCCGGGGCCGTTCAAATTTACTCCTTTAGCGTGGACAGTGCTTACAACGAGGATGACCTCGTCTATCACAACGGTCAGCTCTGGCGCGCGCTCGCGACCCTAGAACCTGGGGCCTTTGACTCGAGTCAGTTCATCCGCTTGTCTATCGATGACTACGACGCCGGTAAAACTTACAACACCGGGGACCTCGTCAACGACGCTGGCGTGCTCAAGCAGTGGAATGGCGCGACCTTCGATACGCTCTCAGGTGGCGGCGGCACGATCACGACCGACGAGAATTTCACCGGCGACGGAAGCGGCGGCGACCCGCTGAAACTGAATACATACCTCGGACTCGATTACGTCACATCGTCAATTGGTGGCCCCGTTGTCGCTGATTTTCAACATGCGGTACTTTCACGGTTTAACTCACCCCAACTCGCAACACTGAACTGGGACACATGCGAACTCCGCGACCCCGCCGACGGCACGACGGTTGTACTGAAATGGGTCAACGGATTCGTTGAAGTCAACTCCATCACCACGACCGGCAACGCGACAATCGGCGGTAATTTTGATGCCACGGGTTATGCGACATTCAATATTCAACCCGCCGCACATTTGTTCTCTATTTTCAATTCAAACAATTCAACAATCCCATTCGAGTTCGGCGTCAATGGTGTCTTGATCCGTGATTTGAGCGGAACAGATTCCGCAGACTTTCAAACTCGCAACCTTGCGGGGGACTGGACGGCCAACGGAGCGTTTGCCGTTATCGGTGGTGTGAACATCACCGGTAGTATTGACGGTAACACAACAGCCGACATCGTCAACGTGCTCAACATCACTGCAAGCGGCGTCATCGACGCTGGGGAAGTCAGCGCCGACGGAGACATCACATCAAACGCCGGAAATCTCGTCACCAGTCTGGATGTTGTCGCTGGCGGGGAAGTCAGCGGGAACACCATTCTTACCGTCGGCAACGCGACAATCGGCGGCGATCTGACGGCGGCCAACGTCGCGGCAACCACAAACATCACCACGGACACATTGAATGTCACGGGTCTTGCCAATTTTGCCGACATCAACGGGTCTATGTTGACTGTCGTGAATGTCGACACCGACACCATCACGGCAAGCGGTGACGTCACTTGCGCAAATCTTCAAGCGGCCAGTGGAACGGCGTATATCCTAGGCGCCTCGGTCGGTTCGCTTGTAGATGGAGAAGGCACAGCCAACATTGACAATTTCGTTGACATCACCGCAAGCGGCGTCATCGACGCTGGCGGTGGCTTCAATGCCTCAGGTGGCAATATATCCGGCACTGATATCATAGCTACCGGCGAAATTGATTGTGCTTCGGTGTTGACCGATTTGGTTAGTACCACTGCTCTGAGAGTTGGGATTGTCACAACTACGTCCTCATCCTATACGGTTCTCTCGACGGACCACACCATTCTCTGCGACTCAACTTCAGCCGCCATTACAATCAATCTTGAGGCTGCTGCCACTGCCGGAGCCGGAAGGATTATCGTCGTGAAGAAAACCGTCGCGGCCAACACTGTCACGATCGACGGCAGTGGAACCGAGACAATCGACGGCGCATTGACCCAGGTGCTCACCGCTCAATGGACTTCATTGACGATTCAATGCGACGGCACGAGCTGGTTCATCATCTAGGAGTATTGAAATGAGTTTTCTTCCCAATTCAAACGCAGTATCGACATTGAACAGCACAACCGCATTGCGGTTCAGCTTCATTGAGTTTAGGAATTTTGACGCCTAAATGTCGCTTAAGCAGATATTCGCAGATAGGCTGTTCGCCGGACTCACTAAAAGCAGTATAAAACAAGCGTCGGAGTGGGCGCAGTTATACTACGTCATGCCAGCGAACAAGGTAATGGCCCAAGGTCCTGTATCCTTTAGATACTACCCTTGGCAAAAAGACATGTTCAATTCAACCGCGACACTGAATGTCGGTCAAAAAGGTGCGCAGGTAGGATACTCAAACGTAGTTCTTGGGAAATCCTTGTTCGAAATGGACATGAATGGACACAATTGCCTATACGTACTGCCGAATCTGCAACCCGATGCCCGCGATTTCTCAGCTTCGCGTTTTAATCCGGCTATTGACTTAAGTCCATATCTAAAACGCCTATTTTCTGACGTGTCAAACGTCGGACACAAGCGCGCCGGTGCCGCCAATCTATATATTCGCGGCTCACGGTCAAGGATTGGACTTAAGTCAGTACCGGCAGCATTTATTGTCATCGACGAACTCGAAGAGATGACGCAAGAACACATACCTCTAGCGTTAGAACGCGCCTCAGGACAGTTCCACAAACAAATATGGATGATTTCAACGCCTTGGATACCTGAGGGCGGTATAAATGCGTACTTTCTCGACAGTACGCAAGAACATTTCATGTTTCGTTGTCCGTCGTGCTCTAAATATATTGAACTCGGACTTGAGTCAGTGGTAGTGAACGAGGACGTTCTTGACCAGTCCTACTACAAATGCAACGAGTGTCACAACAAATTGCATAATGAACTTAAACAAGATTGGCTTGCAAAAAGTGTATGGACGCCCACACGAACTATTGGCGTTTCTAAAACTGATTGCAGGGGTTGGTACGTTAATCAACTCTACTCTCCGACTATTACGCCGGGAGAAATGGCCAAGTCCATCGTTGGCGCTAGAACCGACGTTAATAAGCGCCAAGAACTCTACAACTCCAAGTTAGGGCTACCAGTTGAGCCAGAAGGTGCTTGCGTAACCGAAGCTGAAATAGCTGCAACAACCAAAGGGTATATAACAAGCGACGTACTGTGCAGCGCGACTGATGTCATCTGTATGGGCGTAGATATTGGTCGACGCCTACACTATGAAATCTGCAAGTATTTTCCCTCTAGCGACACCTGTAAGGTCATCAAATTCGGGACGGTAGTTCATTTCGAAGAACTTGATCACTTGATGGAAGAATATTACGTTAAGTCTTGCGTAGTAGACGCGTATCCAGAGCGTAGGGCGTCACTCAAGTTCGCAGAAAAACACTACGGACTTGTTAAGGCTTGTAACTACCCGGAAGGACTTAAGTCAAAACAGCTGCAAGAGAATGGTCTAGAAATAGCTGCGGACAGAACCTCGTGGCTCGACTCTAGTCTGGGTAGATTCAAAAACAAGACCATTTGGACGCCCATTGACCTAAGTCAAGAATACAAAAATCATATTAAAGCACCTGTGCGTATCTTGAAACCTGACAGAGATGGAAATCAAGTGGCACGCTACGAAAAAGCGTCTAGTAAACAAGACCATTTCGCACATGCCAGAAACTACTGCGAGATTGCATACTCCCTCGTCGCCAAGAATTTGGCTGAAACCCAGGAAATCCAGTCATGAGCCACCCGCTCTATACGTCAAAGCAGTACGATTGGGAGTTGTATCGTGCTGTGCTGGACGGTGGAAGTGCCTACATCGCAAAATACCTCTACAAACTGAGTCCGCAAGAGTCAGACTCAGACCGAGAAGCCAGAGTTAAACTCGCTTATGCTATAAATGAAGCGAAGAGCGCTGTTCTTAAACACGCTAAGACCTTGCAGGCGCAGATGCATCAAGTAGTTCGCCAAGGTCCTATCGAATATACTCTGGCAATGGATAAAGAGGTAAGTGGCAAGAAAAAGACAATGAATGCGTTCATGTCTTCCCTTATACCCGAACTTCTTGGCGTCGGTGTTGTGTACGTGTACGTAGACCGCGACGCTATAACTGAGGCCACACTTGCTGACGACGTCAACCCTTACCTTTACAAGTACTTTCCCGAACAGGTAGTCGACTGGCGTGAGGATAACCGCGGTCGAATGACTTGGGTCCAACTCGAGTCATGTGTATGGGACGGTAAGGAGACTAAGACCAGCGTTAAAGAGCTGAGTCTTGTGTCGGACGGTGTCGAGGTTGTGATCGATTCTGGCACACCTTTTCTTCTGGCTGGCTTAAAACGCCTACCGCTTGTAAAGATTGAGATTGATGAAGCGCTGCTGAAAGATACAGGCTTGGCGCAAGTGGCATCGCTCAATCTCGCAGCTTCCGACATGCAAGCCGTACTGAATGCCAACATACCGCGTTACGTGGAACAAGTCACCGCAGCCTCGGCCATGCTTAACAAGACCGCAGGAATGGAAGAGACGTTAGACGCGGAGCGTAAGGACGCACTAGGAAATACTACTCCGGCTGGCACTAAACTGGCTTCCGGAAAAGATGGTGCGCAAGGTGTTAAGCGTACACGCTACGGTCTGACAACAGGTAGAAGCTATCCAGCAGAGACGGATGCACCGTCCTTCGTTGAAGTCCCTCTAACCTCGGTTGAAATCTCGATGAAGAAGCAAGACAGTATTCGAGACTACATCGAAAGAACGACTAACCTTAAAATCGAGGCATTTGCACTAACGGGCGCAGCTAAACGCGAAGACCGTACATTGCTTGAGGCAGGACTTTGCGTCATAGCTTCTATCTTAGAAGCTGCAGAAAACGAGATTGGCGCAGTATGGTGCGAGTACCTCGGTAAAACGGACAAGGTAACTACCACCTACCCTAGAAACTTCGCAGTAGACATACGCAAAGAAGAGCAGGGCGAGATAGAGTTCCTCAGAAAGCTGGTAGGACAAGTCGGCTCATCAACCTTCGATAAGAAAGCGGCGAAAAAGATAGCCAGACTTGCGTTGAAGGGTGACTTAAGTCAGACGGACATCACAACTATCGAGAAAGAAATCGAAAACAGGCCGTTCCCGTGCCTTGAGGCTAAAACAGTCATACAGGCGCATCAGGAAGGCGCTATTACTGCCGCCACATGTAATATTGCACTCGGGTTCAGCAATACGAACGAAGAAGCTGCAAAGGAAATCACTAAAGCGCAAGAAGAACACGCTATTAAGCTCGCAGAAGTGGCAAAAAGCCAGATGAAAGGTGTTCAAGGAGTAGACACAACTAACACCGATCTGCAGCGTAGATTGCAGAATGATAATCCCGGAGCTACTACCTCATGACACCTTACGTGACGAAGGACTACTTCGATGACTACGTAAAACAGTTTGTACTTGTGTCTGAGTTGATAGACAGGTACGACACCAATCAAATCATTAAAGCCATTAACTTGGCTACTCGCGCCATAGACAATCTTGCTTTCGTCGGCATAAAAACTGACTCGAGTCAAGAGAATGAGTTCCCGCGCGGTGGAGATATAGTCGTACCTGAAAGGATCAAACACGCTACTTGCGAAGAAACAGTTTCAACACTTCTCAAGAGCATGGACACAGACGATTCAGTTGTAGAACAGGCTATGGGCGGTGTGCGTATGATACGCAGACCTGCCTCACTGCCTGTAAACCAAGCTAATGGTATCCGATCACCTGACGCTTGGCGTTTACTCTTACCGTTTTTGATTGACGGCTACACAATCAACCTAACGAACGGGTAGTTCGGGCTGTAAAGAACCTTACGCATAGGTTAAATGCGGGAGAATATCGTGGCTAACGAGAATCAGAATGAAGGCAGTGCTGGAACAGGTGCAGGAGCTGGTGCGGCTGGAGCCGGAGCTGGTGCGGCTGGAGCTGGAGCTGGAGCTGGTACACCTGCCAAAGTGACGTTCAGCAAAGAACAGCAAGAGGCGCTGGACGCTATCGTTAAAGAGCGCGTACAGCGTGAAAAAGCAGCTCACGCAGACGAGCTGAAAGCGTGGCAAACGAAGATCGCCGGTACAGAAGAGGAAAGGAAGGCTTACCAGCAACGCGTCGCGGAGCTGGAGCAGCAGAGTTTGACAGCGGACCAAATCGCACAGCGTAAGATCGCTGCCGAGAAGGAAGCTGCGGACAACGCGCTCAAGAACGCCACCACCGAACGCGATACTTGGAAGAAGAAACTCCTCGACACTACCAAGAAGGCTTCGCTTACCAACGCGGCCAACACCTCTGGCGCTGTTAATGCCGATCACATCATGGCAATCCTCGAACGGGACACTGTTGTTCAGGAAGTTGGCGACAAGCTCGAAACCGTCGTCAAACTGACCGTCACAAAAGACGGTAAAACTGAAGAGCAGGTCTTCACACCTGAACAGGCTGTCGCGCATTTGAAGTCTCAGCCAGTGCACAAAAATCTGTTCCGCCCTGAAGGTACTGGCGGCACAGGTGGCAGTAATGTCGAGAAGGGCAAAATTAACCCCAACGACATGTCATACGAAGACTACAAAAAGGCGCGCAAAAGCGGCGCCGTTTAAGCTGACTTAGGTCGGCTACCAACAATCAAACAAAGGAGTAGTACATGTCAAATGACGTGTCAGTATACCAGCCGAACGTGTGGGCGATGGAAGGCTTGCTGCAGCTCGAAAACAACATGGTTGCAGCCAATCTGGTCCACCGCGACTTCTCGACTACAATCGCTAAATTCGGCCAGTCGGTCAACATCCAGCGCCCGTCAGACTTCACTGCTGTGCGTAAAGTCACCGGCGACGATGTGACCATTCAGGACGCGACCGGGAACAACGTGAACGTGACGTTGAACCACTTGGCGCACACCACGTTCATGATCTACGACGACGACAACGACAAGTCCATGAAGGACCTCATCACGGAGTTCATGGTCCCCGCCGGACGCTCGCTGGCGCAGTACATGGACTTGGTGATCTTGTCGCAGGTCTACCAGTTCCTGGGCAGCGGCAACACCGTTGGCGATCTCAACACCGCCCCAACCCGCGAATCTCTGGTCGATATCCACACCCGCGCCAACGTGCTCAAGTTCCCGAACAGCCAGAAGTTCGGCATCCTCACCCCGCGCGTCGAAGGTTCGCTGCTTCGCGACGACAACATCAGCAACGCGCAGTATGCTGCCGACGCTGGCATGGCCTTGCGCGAAGCGTGGCTCGGTCGCAAGTACGGCTTCGATCTGTTCATGGACCAGAACACACCGTCCATTGCGGCTTCCACAAATGTCACTGGAGCTATCAACAACTCCGGCGGCTACGCTGCCGGCAGCACAGCGCTGACCGTTGACGGCTTCTCTGCTGCAATCTCTAACGGAAGCTACGTGACAATCGCCGGTGATGACCGTCCTCGCCGCGTGTCCGCAACAACTGGCGCCGGTACGCCGACAGTCATCACTTTGACCGAGGGACTTGACTTTGCCGTCGCGAACGACGCCGTCGTCACAGTCTACACTCCGGGCGCTCTGACCGCTACTTACGCTAGCGGATATGTCCGTAAGCTGGCAGTCTCCGGCACAACGCCCACCGTCGGCCAGTTGGTCGCCTTCGGCACTGCGACCGCTGTGTACGCGGTTATCGCCGTCGAGTCCGGCTACATCACTGTGGACCGCCCGCTGGATTCCGGAGTGTCAAGCGGTGACAAGTGTTGCTACGGCCCTGCCGGTGACTACTCACTGTTCGCGAACCGCAACGCCATTGCGCTCGTCTCTCGCCCGCTGTCTCCTGTCCCTTCGGAGCTTGGCGTGCGCAGCGGAGTCATCAACGCGAATGGTGTCTCTATCCGCGCAACCGTGGCGTACAACTCCACCAAACAGGGTACGCAGGTCACCCTCGACTCCCTGTTTGGCGTCAAAGTGCTGAACGCCAATCTCGGCATCCCGCTGCTGTCCAAGCGGACAACGCTGTAAACTGACAAGAGGCAGCTTGGCCCTGATGACTTAAGTCAGGGCCAAGCTCTGAGGAGCTTATGGCTGTAAACTTCGCAACAGACGTCCTGCGCAATCTCACCAAGACGTATGGAAGACATGTTGCAGTCTATAGGCCGACTAAAACCGTCAACGTTGAGACCGGTGTTGAAACTGAAACGGTAATAGTCTACCCTCTGACAGTTCTTCCAGTCTTGTCTACTTTGGGGTTTAAATCTTTCAGTGACGCTCTTAGAGGCGGCGGTAATTTCGGCTCTCTTGTCGCGCGCGAAGGTAGAACTCTACTCTTTGCGCAAGATGATCTGGTAATTACACCTAACCTCAAAGACTACGTGACTTCTGGCGGCAAACGCTATCAGGTACTCAAAGTCGAAACTTCTCCGGACTTCAAGATCGTGTCCTTGGAAATTTCAAACGACTCACTAGGTACTATGAAACTCGGTTACGCTAGTACTAGAATAGCAGTTAGGAGTATCAATGGCCTTTGTTGACTTAATTCCAACCGCTATCGCGGCCCTCGAAACGAACTTCAAGACCTTTACTGCTCCGTCTGGTATAGGCGAAGTAGTAGCAGTCATCGAAGAGTTTGACGAGAAAGAAGTAGAAAACAGACCGCATATGGTTGAGTTTAGATGCTCTGGGCCAGATATTCTCACCTCTGGTAATAGGAAGATGATCTTCAAAGTAAATGTACTTGTTCAAGCTACTACTACATCGCCAGATAAACGCGCAATATGGAAACTGATCGGAGCTTGCGTGGATGTACTTAATAAGAGTATCAGTTTGACTGGTGGATGTCTACAGCCAACAAACATACATTGTGCATTCCTCGGACAGCTCAGCGGTACAACCGTGTACGAAGCTGAGATTCAACTCAATTACGCAATGGATTTGGAGTAAAACGCATGGCACAGTATGATCTGAAACATGTGGTCGTCACAATCCAAGACGGTACGCCTACCACGCCGAACTCAATCGAACTCAACTTCGGCGACGGCACACTGTCTTGGGACGAAACGACCAACCGCGAGTACAATCTCGACCGCGGCCTGCTGGACACCGTTCGTGACGGTGACGAAGTGCCCGTTGAACTTAAGTTCGACGGCAAACTCATCAACGTCATCTCAGACGGCTCTGAGGACGTGACAGTGTCCGAAGCCTTGAACAAGATCGGCGCGGCCGCAGCTTGGGTCTCGGCAGACTCGGACACTTGTCAGCCTTACGCTGTCAAAGTTATTGCCACGTACACGCCCGACTGTAGTGGCACCAACGAAGTCATCACCTTTCCGCTGTTCCGGAAAGAGAAGTGTACTTACGACCTCAAGACAGGCAAAATCAGCGTCTCCGGTAAGTGCAACGTCACACGGCCTACCGTCGAACGCGACGTGTAAAGAAAGGTTGGGTTATGCGTTTCGGGACACGAGAAAAATCAGTCAATGAAGTGCCAGTCTGTATCCCTCGGTCAGAAGGCGGAGATTTGATTTTCCGGCTCCGCCCTCTGACTAAGGACGAAAGAAAGGCATTTGACAAGGTGGTGCCAGAGGTCAAAGTGCCAAGTCAAGTGACCTACACGGAAAAAGGCCCAATCAAGTCGAAGGCCGACGACCATCCTGCGTACCTGAAAAAGGTAGCTAAGAGAAACGAAGACTACCTCAACTACCTTCTCGTCTGCGGATTGAAGGCTACGCCTGATTTCGCATTCGACAAGGTGCAGGCCGAATCGCCAGAAACTTGGCAGTTCATCGAGCCTGAGTTCGAAGAGTTCGGTATCACACCTCTGGAACTCCAGCGTTTGTTGCAAGCTGCCATGCGCGCAAACGGCTTCGACTCGACATTTATCGAGAGGGCCGAGGAACGTTTTACTGTTACGCAAGCGAATCAACCGGACAACTAAAACTGCCACCCGGCAGAACTTTACTCTACGGTATCTGGCGCGCTTGCGAACGGTTTAAGCTGTTACCGCCAAATGTGGAACCAAAGTGGGACGACAACGATCCCGAAACGCAGACCTTGTTACTAGGCTATAGCAATGGACGTTCACGCGAAGACGCTGAATTCAAAATTGCTCTGTCCGGTGGCAAGGTCTGAACCCAACCGGCCCTGTGCATCGTGCAAACGGTGCACAGGGCTATTTTATTGGAGAACAAATGCCTAAGAGAGCGGGTACGTTAACAGGCAATCTTTTTAAACTTAAGTTCGATGACGTATATATCAACAAGCGTGTACGTCAGCAAGTAGAGAATATACATAACCTAGCTTTGCTAGCGTTTTATAATGAACTCGCACAACTACCAAACTTCACTGGACAAACTGCCGCGTCTCTGCGCCAGATTAGAGACTATCTTGAAGCCGCATTGCCAGCATACTCTTCTGAAATTGCCCCATTAAAAGACTTTCCAGACGATGAGCGTATTGCGAAGACTGGTGCTAGAAGGAGAAGAAAGTGGTTTATTGAAGAAAAGTTGGCGAACTTAAGTCAAGCTGGTGTACAGAGTATCAATGCAGATACCGGTGGCGGAACAGATACAACAGAGTTTCGTGTCGGCGGTAATTTGCAGCCCGGCGTTCCGTTACGCAAACAGCCGTTCAAATTCCACTTCTACTTTAAAAGCGGTTCACATGCCTTTAACCTTTTTCAAGAGATAGCTAATGGCGCTAAAGCCGCTTACAAAAATAAATTGGATGAGGAACTCGTGTTCTTCACGCATAAAGAAAAGATCATCAACTACATTTCTCGCGTGCGCGTAGATTTAGAGGCGCTAGATGATTCACTCGTACCTCAGGAAGGAGGTTAAATGGCAGACAGTCTTGGTTTAGATACAACTCAGTTAGTACAAGATCTAGCTAAGGCCGCTAGCTCTGTAAAAGGTTTTAATCTACAGATCGGCGATCTAATTTCACAGCAAGTCAAGCTAAATGAGGCAGGGCAAGCGGTATCCGCCATGCTAAAGTTTCAGATTAAAGACGGGCAGCAGGTAGCTGTTTCTTTTCAGAATACTGCTGAAGAAGCTAAAGGGCTGGCAAAAGAGTTTCAAATAGTTGGAGTTAATCTCACCAAACTAGGTGAGGCTGAGAAAGCGTCCCTCGAACGGCTATCTTTTACTCAGGCAAAACGCGAATCGGCAGATTTCACTGCCGAGCTGAATCGCTCTATAGACGTAACTAAGCTCAGCCAAGCACAGACAGATAGGCTGGCGGAAGCGCAACGTAACCTACGAGATGTATACGCTGCCAGCGGAGCTAGGCTCGAAGACCTCGATGCTATAACAAGGAACTCTGACTTAAGTCTAGGTGTCGGCGAGTCTTCCTTAAAGAAGGTTATAGCTGCGCGCCGTGAGTTGATACAGGTAGAACATGACTTAGGCCTTGAACTCGAGAATAACGCTCGCAAGCTGGCTGCCGTTACTGTTATCAACGGTGCCAATATCCCTGCTAATGCAACTAACGCTGAAAGAGAGAAACTAGCAAGTCGTGGCCGGGACTTGGCTAATGCATTCACAGCTGCGCCAGATATCGGTATTGGTCTATCGTCCCTCAACGCGCAGACTAATGAATCACTTAACCAGCAGACAGGTTCACTGCAAAACGCAGCTAAAGCTCTAGTAGCCTATCGAACAGAGCTGGCACAGGTTACGGCAGCTGCCGGGCAGAGAGAGAACTTAAGTCAAATAACAGCGGCCCTGGGTGGACAATTCGACCAGACTATCAGACAGTCCACGGCCTTCGGCCAGCTGTCCACAGCTCTTAAATCCGCAAATATCGACTACACCAAGTTCTCTCAGATATTAGCTAACCCTACAGCTACACGCGGTCTATCGGACAGCGAGACTAAGATCGCAGGACTTATCACTAAGCTCAATGAACTTAAGTCAGCGACTACGCTCAGTCTCGACTCAATTAAAAACCAGTTCTTAGGCGGTGCTTTTAAAAGTCTAGAAGGAACTGCTCAAGAATTTCCGGTAACGCAGTCTCTTGTCAGGTTGGAGACGGCTGCTAAAAAAGCAGGACTTACGCAATCTGAACTGAATGACATTATAAGAAAGTTTGAACTGAATGGCGGCGCTGTTGACGTACCTAGAAAACTGGTAGATGTGTACCAAGCACTGACAGCTTCTAGCGCCAAAGCTAGAACTGCAATACAAGCCACTACGGACGCTATAAACGAATCCTTTGACATAACTAAGAAAAATGTGACTGTTAGCTTCCCAGTACCGTCGACGGCCAACGTACAGCAGAACAATGCCTATAAGCAGTCACTGGAAGCTGTTCGGGCCGAGATACTGCGCTTAGTACCGACAACTGCTAATCTAGAACAGGAAGTTAACCGTCTTAGCCGCGACATTAAGGCCGGACAGCTAAATGTCGGCGACTACGACGCCAGTCTTAAAGGCTTGAAAGACAGTCTCGTAAAACTCGACGCCCTCAATAAAAAGATCAGTGATGGAGCCACGTCAGCTATCACATCTTTCAGTAACTACGTCCGACAAGTCGCAGGACAGATATCTACTATCGTCATTAACAAAGTTACGCAGTCATTCTTCGCAGGCGTGGAAGAATCGCGAAAGTTCTCACTAGCAATCGCCGAAATCGGCACACAATCTATCTCAGCTACAACCAACCTCGAAGCTCTAAAAGCGCAAGTTATCGCAGTATCTAATGAGTTCGGTCTAGCTCGAAAAGACGTTGCAGAAGGTCTATATCAAGCTCTATCAAATCAGGTCGTTACAACATCTAACTCTCTTACGTTCTTGGCCGAGGCTGCCAGATTTGCGCGCGTAACAAACAGTAGCTTGACCGACTCCATTAATTTGGGTAGCTCGGCTATTAAAGCATACGGCCTGAATGCAGACGACGCGCAAGAGATATTTGCAGGACTGTTTGAAACTATCAAGCTAGGTCGAGTACGCGCATCTGATTTGGCTAATACGTTAGGAACTGTAGGTACTATCGGCGATACCGCTGGCGTCTCTCTTAGGGAGACCGAAGCTGCTATTCAAACATTGACGGTAACAGGCGTAACACCGGCTAACGCTCTGACATTTCTACGAAATCTGTTTAAAGAACTGATTTCACCTTCAGCTGAGTTCAAGAAAGTCCTAGAATCGTATAACTTCACAACAGGTAAAGCAGCCGTTGAGACGTTAGGGTTCGTTGGATTGCTAAAGCTACTCAACGCAGAGTTCAGGGGCAGTGTCGAACGGTCTGGTGATATTCTCCCTAACATGCGTTCCCTGCAAGCAGCTTTGGGCTTGACGGGCCGACAGCTAGAAACAATGATTACTAATTTCGATCTTACTGGCAAAGCGCTTGAGGATTATCAGCAAGCCTCTGACTTGGTTACTAAGTCATCCGGTCAGCTGTTCACTGAGCTTTCGAACCGCATACGCAATTCTTTTGCAGGTATAACAGATATTATAGTGACTGCTGGAGCCTCTATTGTTAATACGTTTGGCGGTGCGGCAAATGTCGTTACAGCTCTTAGCGTAGCCTTTGACTTAGGTCTTAGCGGCGCAGCAGGTACAGCTACGTACAAGGTTGCTCGAAGTCTAAATGAGATAGTAAAACAAGCTGGCGGCATAGGCCCGGCTTTTAGTAATGCTACGGCTGCCATTTCTACCTTTGTAACAGGCCTGAGCGCGTCAGCAGCTATTGCTGGTAGTATTGTAGCCGCAGCGAGTCTCGGTTTGATACTATATGTGCAAGAAACCACAAACGTAGTTGCTAAAGCCGCTGCCGAGGTAGAGAAGCTCAGGAATCTCGGAGTAGACGCTAGAGCCAGGATCAATAGCCTCGCGATCGAAGAGGTGCGTAGTGCCAATAAAGTCATAAATTTGGTCTTTGCCAACAGCTTGGCCGCAGTGAACGAGAACCTCGCTAAGCAGACAGAGGCTTACAAGACAGCTACCGATCTATCTAGGCAGTACGGGGAAGCGGTCCTCGAACAGAGAACTGCAGACCTCAATCGCTTGAAGACCCTCTTTAATGAGGGTACAAGTCTACAGCAGAGATTGACAACTGACTTGGAGTCAGCTAAGCAAAAGAATCAGGAACGTATCTTCGAGACACAGGTCAAAGGACTTCCGGTCGCCAACCAAGTCGACAGGCGCACACTGGAAGCGGATGAGGCTCGCCGCAGAGCTGAGGAATTGGCGGCTAAATCTGTCGCGGCTGCTGCTAGCGGTGATATAAAGAATGCCGAGAATTTCCGGCGTCTATCTGACGTAGAATACGCTGCGTCTATCAGTCAATTGGAGAAAGCGTTTACCGCAAGAGATAAGAAAGCCGAACTCGAAAAGCAGTTCAAGAGTGGCTTCGACGAGATATTCAAGAAACAGTTTGAGCTTGATATCGCGCGCGTAGACGAGTTCACTAAGTCCGTTAAGAGGTATTTCAAAGAACTTAAAGAAATCACCGCAGACTTCGGTAAGAGGCTCTCGAACCCGCAGCAAGCGGTTCTTAAGGACTTGACGCGAGGTATCAGCGAAGCGCTTAAGGAGATCAGCGGTCGAGGTTTCCGTAGTACCCTCTCTGACTTAGGTCAGCAGCTACTTTCGTTCTTCAATAAGAAAGAGTTGATTGAACTCAAGTTCGCGATACGCGTACAGAATAAAGAAGTCGTTGACAAGTACATTAATGAACTGCAACGGCGCGTAGAGGCTAACTTCGCAGTTCAGAAGGCCATCGCTGCTAATATCAATGCACAGTCTCTCGTTAAAGATGCAGCTAGTGCCGCAGGTGCTGGTAATTTCGACGAGCAGCGCAAGCTACTGCGTGACGCGCAAGAGCTACTTAGCAAGTCCAATGCCGAAGGCTTTAAGAGTGAGTATGCTGCTAAGTTCCAAATCCTCGAACTGCAGAAGCAGATACAAGCGTCTTACAAAGAAGAGGCTACGTTTAAGCTGGACAAAAGGGCGCTTGACAAGCTAGATCAAGCCGAACGTGATAAGGTACTAGAGAATCTCAAGGACGGTAAAGATATCCTTACTAAGCAGACGGCTATTATCGAATCGCAGACTGCTGCATACGGTAGACTTAACGAAGCTCTAAAGATACAGAACAAGACCTTAGAAACGAAGATCAAACTGCAAGAAGACGACAACGTCAGAGTTAAAGCTGTCTTCGGTGAGATCAATAAAATTACGCCCAAAGCAGGCACTTCAGTTTTAGACGTAGACCAAATCAAAAAGCTAAAAGTTCTCAGGGACACCTTGTTCGACAAGCCGGGGTCGGCTCTAGTCAACTTCAAGCTATACGACACACTTAATGAGCGTATTGCTAAATCCGAGGATGCTAGGCGCGCTGACAAAGACGCTAAGGACCACGAAAGCAATCGTGTAAGAGCAGAAGAAGAGTACAAGTTACGTATTGACACAGCTACTAGAATCAACGAGAAGCGTGCGGAGCTGGAAAAACAGTACGCCACTCTTAAGGCCGATGATTTCGTAGAAGAGACTAAACTTATTAATGAGTTAAGAGCTATACAAGGAAAAACACTCGAGGGCGATCCTAGCGCAGATCTGGCAGTTGCGGTTAAAGACCGAGATGCTAAGTTTCTGAAAGCTGTGCAAGATAACGCAAATACACGCGTACAACTTAATAGTATACAGCAAAAGTTACAGGCTAAAGACCTCATCACGCCGGAAGATATCGCCAAGCTTGATACCGCTGGAATTAAAGGAGCTGACGGTCTTACACGTAACACGGCAGCTAGACTTGGAAACCTGATCGACACCTTCAAGACCTTTAAGATCGAACTTGATAAGCCGATTATCATACACGGTGACGATTCGACATTCAACTTCATGGATAGACTTAAGTCAACGCTTATAGATATCTACGATTTGAAGCAAAAGATACAGTACCAGCCGCTGAAGGCTTTCGATTTACAGCAGTTTATACAACCGACTATCACCCCACTCAAACCGAATACGGACTTCGTACAGAAACCGACTACAGCTAACTTCAACATCAACGTCAACGGCGTAACAGACCCACGCCGAGTGGCTGACACCGTCATCAGCGAGATACGTCGCCGAACGGTCCTGGGTCTCGCTTAGGAGTGTACATGCTTCAGAAACCTGACTCAATCAAACCTCGCGGCGTCTTCGAGGTCACGCTGTACGACAAAGACGGTAACGTCAAGTGCAAGCGGAAGCTCAACAACGGCGTCGTCGATGTCGGCATCAACAAGCTGCTCGATATCATGTTCGGCTCCGATGCCAAAATCTCTACTTGGTATATCGGACTCATCAGCAGCAGCGGGTACTCGGGCCTCTCATCCAGCGACACGATGGGCAGCCACGGCGGGTGGACCGAGTTCACCGGCTACAGCGATACTGACCGCCAAGCGTGGACCGCTGGCTCAGCCTCTGGCAAGGCTATCTCGAATGCAAGCCCTGTGACTGTCACAGCCAATACCAGCGGCACCGTGAAGGGCTTCTTCATCAGCAGCGACGACACGAAGGGCGGCACGTCTGGCGTCCTGTGGGCCACGTCTCTCTTCGCTGACGGCGACATGTCCGTCGTCTCATCTGACGTCATCGGCGTCGTCTACACGGTCAGCGCGTCCTAATGCCAGTAGTACGCTTAGGTTACGGTATCACCTCTCTCGACGTGTTTAGTAACACGTTGGGAGAGGGCGATACTGACTTAAGTCTTGGACAGGGAGAGAGAAATATCCAAGGCACTGGCCAGCTGACCTTTCGACAGTTGGCCCTCGGATTTTTCGTCACAGCTGGCGTACTGTATGGCCACGGCGAGAGTTCTTTTTCTTTTGTGCAAGATAAAGTCGTCACCAAAGAATATACGGGCGAACCTACCTATCTCGGTATTGGTAGAACAGACTTCGTCCTCGAACCAGACTATCATGACGCCTATCGGACGCGCGTCAAGTTAGGTCATGGAACCACGGCCCTCGGCTTTGGAGCAGCTGACCACACTGGCGGTTTCTATAGAGTCGAGCCTCGGCACTCGGTTATAACATTTGCTGGCGTTGGTAACAGCACTGGTGGAAAGATTAATACCGGCAGCAGTACGGTAACGCTAGGGGACGACAACCTCAGACCTAGGTTTGGTGACGGTTCTCTGACCTTTGCACAGGACGACAGCTCCTACAAAGCTAAGATACGCTATATAACGCACGGAGTACGTTTTGTGCACACGCCCACACATTCAAACATACTGACCAAACACTGCACTACATCCATTACACTCACTTCGGGAGGGCATCGTAAACGTGGTTAGCTTCTATGACTATCCGGCCCTCAGTTCAGGTATTGCGATACGCAATCCTCTGCTCGGGGATACCGAGGACTCGAATCTACAGACTCATACCAATCGCACGCGTAGCGGTAAATTGTACATGTACACCAAGACCGTCGCTATTGCGTCCTTTAAGTTGGATTTTGACAAGTTGCCTATCAACGGCTGTGGCGGCGCATCTACACTGGCCCAGGTCAAGACCTTCTTCGAGACGTATGCCGGTCAGAGGGTCAAGTACACCGACTATAATGCCGTTGAGCGTATAGGCGTTGTAACTACTCCCACGATCTCCTACAAAAAGGGGCGCGAGGTCTTCGGATTTAGTCTCGAATTTGAGGTCACTGGATGACCTTACAGGAGCAGTTACTCACGAGGTTTGGTGCAGAGCCTATAATCCTTGTCGAGTTGCGTGTACCTAACAGCTACGTAAGAGTATCTGATAAGACCGTCACGCGCAACGCGTTGACATGGACAAGTAAGATACTTGAGATTAGCGCTATCAGTATCGAACAAAAAGTTGATGGCGTAGCTAACGTGGCAAGTATTAACTTAACGGTCGATGACTCTGACTTAAGTCTTAAGAGTCGTATGTCAACTGAGCGTTGGCCCTTCTGCAAAGCAGTTATCTACTACACGTTTAAAGACACTACTGAAACCACTAAATTGTTCGAGGGTAAGATCAATACACCCATCGAATGGGTAGAAGATGGCCGTAAACTAAAACTCGACCTAAACTCCGACTTCAATAGTCAGCAAGCGGGTGTAGAAATCTCGTCTGACGACTTCCAAGGCGGCGAAGGTTTTATACCGTTGGCCTTCGGCACTATTCTCAATACCTGTCCCAGGAAGATTTGGGAAAACGTACATACTAAGCTCGTTACACCTTTCTACGTCAACAAGAGGTTTGTCAAAGTGCTGGCCTCGGACCCGGATATCGTAATGAATGGTTGGGCAGGTTCGGCCTACCAGACACTTTACGGTAACTACGTTTACACAGAGAAGACCTCGGGCGGTGTTATTAGCGCCTATATCGCCGTGCAGAAGCAATATCCTACGACCATTGAAGTAGAAGACTCGAGTCAGTTTCCTTCTGGAGCTATCGAGCTTTTCGCTGGAAACTACTATGGACGTATACAGGGCAGCTTCTCTGGCAATACGTTCAGTGTTACTGGCTTCAACGATCTGGTAAAGACGTTAAGTACATCGGATGTCACTTCGACATCGAATGCCACAGCTGTTGATAATTTGTACTTCAATTTTGCCTACGTAGACGTGGCCGATGGCCTCGAACAAGACTACAGTTTCACTACTTTTATCTTTAGGACTTTAGATATCTTCGGTAACACGGTTGACACGTATATAGATGTTGTAGGACAAGCTGGGACAATCGTATCTCTAGCCGCCGACCCTCCGGCTAATTGGGTAAATATACGCGTAATTACAGCTGCTTCGCTGCCAAACATATATTTCTACCAGTATCAGAGAGGTTTCTATACGCCTATCGGCGACCTTATATACTTGTACACAAGTGAAAACGCCTTCCAAGAAGCGTTTGGCATATGTGCTAACGAGTATATCGGACTCAAGGTCCTAGGACATCAAGTAGTGAACCAGCAAGCCTCTCTGCGGGAGCTACCGTCTAGTTTTTATATTGAAGACACAGATTTCTACGATAACAAAGTCATTAAACTCAGATCGCAAATCTCGTCCCACAACTTCCATAACGAAGAGAATAAACTCTCTATCGAATGGCGCGATCAATTCTACGTTAGCTACAAGGCCGCCCAAATTAAAGTCATTGGCGCACTTCTAGACGGGGCACACGTCAAAGACAGCACGGTGCTATCTGTTACTGCCACAAGTGGATACACCGCTGGCGCTATACTAAAGGTGAAGGGTGTCGTATCAGAGTACACTATCGTTAGCGTGAACTCGGGCCTCGGAACTATAACGATCAGTCCCGGACTTAAGTCGACGGGCGCTGACGGTGCTTCAGTTTACACTGTAGAAGAACTCGGCACTAATGTGGCCGATGCTATTAAGTATATAGCTGAACACTACACCAATCTGACCGTGGACCCGGCGTCTTGGTTAGCGGTCCGCGATCTGGTAGACAAGTATCCAGTTAATTTCGTCTGCCCCTCGGTCCTCGATTCAATACAGCAAATTAGTGAGATATGTCATCAAGCTCGCTTGGCTATCAGAATCGAGAACAGCACTCTTTACATGTTTTACGCGTCTAAAAGACCCTCTACAAACGGGCGTCTGACGGACGATAACGTACTGCTCGATAGCGTAGTCCTATCCTACAGCAACGTGGCCGACCTTAAGACCGTACTTACAGCAGAGTACGTGCAGGACTGTATAGACCACGGGAATCGTAAAATTACGTTTAAAAACAACGTAGACATCTACGATACTAAGAAAGCAAGTGAAAAATACTATATCTACTACCACAAAGGACTTATTGAGAAATCAAACAAGTTCTGGTTGAAACGCTATTCCAATATCTGGCGTAAGATCACTCTTAAAACGACCCTCGAACACTACCTTCTCTCTTTCTACGATTTCGTAGCCGTTGACTTAAGTCTAATCACTGTACCTGCGCTTGTTGAGCAGGTTGGCAAGGACGAGTACAACACAGAACTCAAGCTGTGGGTACCGTACAAAGCAGGTGAAGATACCGAGTCAGCAGATGCATGGGCAGATGACAGTTCCGATGTTAAGCCCTACGACCTAGTTATCGTCGCACAGCCACCTATCAGTGTCACCATCTACGCCAAGAACCCTACAAAGAATCTTCGCACGTTTAGACTTGGTACGGCGTCTAACGATCAAGACGCTAACGGCCTTGTTACTATGTCTACTAGCGAAGGTGATATAGTTGTTGCTAATGACAATCCCAAAGCCAAAGTCAAGGCCGGAGATAAACTGCCTGTATTTGAGGACGTGGCTGGCGTATTCAAGATGTATCCTTCGGGCCACGATGCACCGCTCAGGGTTACCATTAACGGCGACCACGGGGATGGTACGGTAGATATCGAATTGGGTAGTGGTATTAATATGATTTCTACTACCGCCACAGTCTATAAAGAAACTGATATTCCTATCACCGTGCCTCAAACTGCTTTCGCTTATAAAGGTTTAGATGGCTACTTCATCAATCTGACTAATACCGGTTCTTTCTATGGCACAGTAACAAGTGCCGTTCAACAGGTGTCTGGCAAGAGATACGTTGACGTAGACCTCACCAACTACACCAATGGACAAGTCATCAAGCATATCACAGGTATACTTGTTGACGGTACAGATACCAAAGTCGGAGATATAATCGTTGCTGACTATATCGGCACAGCTTGGTATATAAAGCAAAGTGGGACTGGGACCTCGGACCCGTCACTTAAATACAGGATCGTCAGTATTCAAGGAGATTATCTCACTTGTAACCCGTTTGTTGACGGCGACTACACGAGTGAGGTTGTTAACGTTCTCAAGCCCTATAAACTCCGACAGTCTACAACGCGCCCTAGTTTTACTTACGCGTATACAGACTCACAGAATAGAACTGCTACAACCGGCGGGCAAAGTCAAACGCAGACCGTCGTACCAGCTTATACTGTAGGAGATGAAGTCGTAGGTCTACTTTTAGACTCCACAGCTTTTACAGTAGCGGGTGACGAGGTGTTGATTATCGATGTCAATACAGACGGCCGTGTTTGGGCTAGGAAGTTCCCGTAATGGCTAATAACTTCGACAGTTTGGACTCCGACGGGTTTGATAGTGTTGTACAAGACGACTTCGACGACGATACGAAGGGTATATCAGCTGTCGAAACTAATATTGACTACGACACTGTCTCACCCACAAACTACGGTATAACACATAATATAAATTGGACCACGTTCAGTAATTCGACTTTTAGGTTAGATTTTACCATTTCAAAAATATTGGGCGCTATGTCCTTTAGGTATTTAGTCATTGAATTTTTTGGCTACAAAATCTCTTTTTACATAAATAGTAGTGGCAGCACGAATGTCGGTAATTCAAATGGTGGTTTATCACTTGCCATTGCTAATTTAACCAATTCTTACGCTATGACTGTAAATTATCGCCCTCCTGCATTTGGTAACCCTGTAAATAGCGAATTGCGACAGGTTCTAGTCGATAACGGTTGGAATTTCAATTTGACGGGTACTGGCCTAACCTTCTTAACTAAACCATACCCACACACTCTCACTTTTTATGATAATACAGGGAAAGTTGTTAGAGGGGTTAATAACACGAAATACGCAAAACATGTAAATACTTTTGGTTTGAGCGGTACGGTTCGCGGTCTTCCATAGCTGACCTAGGTCAGAGAAAGGAGAATCAAAACTGGACATAAAAGCGAGCGATATAACGGACCTCGTTAAAACAACCAATGAACTGCGTGGGGCAGTCATGTTCTTCATGATAATAGCTACACTCGTAGTGGGCGGTTTGATTATACTGTACAAATGGCTAGAGGGTAAGAGAGTAGCCAACGAGCAAAAAGCTAAAGAAAATAGAGCCAAGACATACGCCGCATCTCAGCAAGCTCTTGCAGCCGCTATCAGACAGCAGGAAGAAGCCGCTGCCGCACGTACTACGTTGATCTGTGAGACGTTGGAGAGAGTCAACACGACTCTAACGTACCTGTCCCATAAAACGGACGGGCGTTTGCCTGAGGGCACAAGTAAGAAGATAGTCAACGCTGCCTTTACTGAAACGCTTTTACCTCTATTCTGTAATATATTTCGACGCTCTATTGAGGAAAATGACTTCCTACCGCGTGAACTTCTCGTCACACGCAAAGTCAAAGCCGCCTTACGCGTTCAGATTGTAAAACAGAAGGAGTTCTTAGAGAATATACCGCTGTCTATCGAGTCAGATAAATACTTTACCGTTGAAGAAGTAGTTGGCAACGGTACTGGAGACAGTGCAGTAGAACACTACGTCTTAAGTGAACGCCTATGGACCGCTGTCCGTCCATTCTACCTCGGACACAAAGAAAACCTTAAACAGCGAATCGAAGACGCTCATGTGGCTATCGAGACGACGGTCCAAGAGTATCTAACAGAGATCGAGGAAACCAAATGTCATTTACCTTAGACGCGCTTCTGTGCATTCTGGTTGTACATCTTATCATATACATCAAGTCGCTGACGCGCCCAAAATCCCGGCCCACTGACCTAGGTCAGAGGACGGAGAAACGGTCCTCGGTACTAGCTCCGCTAGCGAAGACCCGCAGCCCTCTGATCGCGGCCAGTATCACAACCAGTCTTATTAATGGCTTTCTGAGTTATTTATCTATCCTCAAACCCACGGAGTACGAATATCACCATGAAGATTCGGCTGTTAAACCTGACTTCGACCCTTCTAATTTCGGCTCTTCTTAGCGGCTGTAGTCTGAGGCCCGAGGATAAGGTTACATTTGTCGTTGTGGAACCCGGCCTCCCTTTAGAAATCTTAGAAAAGAGTTGTACGGTCCAGGCCCGCGAACTTAAGTCAAACAAGATCGGAAAACAAAACATAGCCGGTTGGTACGCCATGCCTAAAGCGCAGTTTGATGTTTTATTACTGGAAGTGAAGAAGCACTGATGTTCATGTACTACTTCACAATGCCCAAGAACGCTTTTATTAACGCCAAGGACGGCGCTATGCAGTTTCTGCGTCGCGGGCCTGGGCCAGCTACTCCCGACGGTTTTACTAAAAGAGACAGTCACTCGTTTGTTCCCAATACCCCACAGTGTAAATACCGTAAAAACGTACCGCACCAAGTCCGTTCTTGTGGCTGCGAAGTTATGGCTCTTACGTGCGATAATGAAAAAAGTGATCGCTACAAGCAAAATATAAACGAAGCACACTGTCTGTTCTGTCCACTTGCGGAGGCAAAATGAAGGGATACCTGATTCTGATCGGCGCAAATAAGTACGCGCAACCTGGAAACGATCTACACGGCTGTATCAACGACCTCGACAACGTCGAGACGCTGGCCAAGACACTCTACCCAAAAGGGAACTGGGAAGTGTACCGTCTGGCCGACGAAAACAACACAGCCGCTGCCACACGTCAGCTTCTGAAAGATGTGGCGGCTAAAGTGACTGGCGTCGACTACGTATGGGTACACAACTCAAGCCACGGCACTACGTTCCCTATCGACGACATCAGGCATCACGCTACCTGCCCTTACGACTTCAACTGGACAGACCTCAGCACGTTCATGTTGGACCGCGATTGGGTTGCTGGCCTCAATCTGTTCCACAAGGATGCCTGCGTTGTCTTCACGTCTGACAGCTGTCACGCTGCGGGACTTACTGCTCGGTGGCGTAGCACGACTGGAAAGACAACTACCCGTCGACCTAAGTCAATCCAGCCGCCTGTCGGTATGTTCAAAGCTGTTAGCAAAGGCGCTAAGGTCAACGTCCTGACTGGCAACAAGATGGATATCTCTGCGGGCTTCGGTTGCGGTCCCGATCAGACGAGCGCCGATATCACAGACGGTAACGGCGTCTCCTACGGTGCGTACACCAATGCGCTGGCCCAGGTCTTGAAGGTGGCCAGATCGACCGACTTCAAGGGTATCACGAAGCGTGTGAACCAAATCTTGAAGATAAACGGTGAAACACAGCGGACATCGTGCCTTGGTCGCGAGTGTGACCGCGTCCCGTTCGACAAGTTGCGTTAAAACAAAAAAGCCCGCGTAACAGTGGCAGCTGTTACGCGGGCTTAATTGTTGTCAGATTTCTCGCTGAAGGTATATCTGGCGGTATAAAGATATTCATTGTGTGACCGGATTTAACTATCCACTCCAACGCACGCATATAACTGTACGCTTTCATTTCAGGCATGTTAGTCTGCTGCGTTAACAGGTAAGGATGTTTATCACATATATCGAGCCACGACCCGCCGGGGAATGGCGCATATTCTTTTCTTGCGTACTCTCTACTGTACTTGATGGAGTTGTACGCTGTAGTGAGATCGAACGTCCAATCATCCAACATAAGCTCGACTGACTTAGGTCCAAAGAACTCTCGCAAGTAAAGTATCTTCTTCCAAGGGTCTGGACAGACTAGAATAGGTTTGCGGGCCGTGCACCAATTATAGATATTGGCGTACATCACCTCTTCTTCTACGCCTATATGTCGAATCCTATCATACATCTTACTAGATGGACTTACTTTTCTGTAAGTAATCAAGGGCTTAGAGCCTGTATGGTACGATTCATTTATAGGCAGAAAAGCGGCGGCTGCGAGTTCTTCTTCTTGAAAGTAGAACTCGCAGGCCACCAGCCTATGCGTACGCATATCAGACCATGCCGTAGAATTTCAACATCTCGAAGACCTTTTTGTCGAGGTCTTCGAGCGTACCGTTATTGACGATTGTGTAATCGAAGTCATACCCTTGAAGCTCGCGTTCGGCGGCATTTGTATCGCTGTTCTCGAACCCAGGCCTGAGGACCTTGACCGTTACCCCTAGACTCAACTTCACAGCCATAGCCTCGTTCCGGTAGCGCAGGTCGGAGATGATAGTGAATGTGTTTGACTTAAGTCCGGCATCGTCTGTCACGCACCGAATCCAAACATCGGGATGCACCTCGCGCATCTTGTCGCCTACCTCGATATAAATCTGACGAGGTGACTTGCCAAGTTTAGGTAAGACGACTTCTTTCAATTCCGGGAAAGTCTCGTAGAAGGCCGCAGGCTGCAGACCTCCCCACGCGTACAGGGTGTAACAGACGTCTTTAAGACGCTGTGCAAAGGACGTTTTGTAAACAGGGTGTCCACGCTCTTTCAAGTGCTTCTCGGCAAAGATGGCGCACTGATCCTTGCCGTTTCTCTTTTGATTTCCGAATGCAATAATCATTTGTGTTCCTCAAACAACATCTTACCTCTGTTGTCTTTGTACCAATGTCCTTTTTTAGGTGGAAGCTCCATTTCACTAAGTGAACAGTTTGCGATGTAAAGTACATTTGTACAAGTGTCATTGCCCTTGAAGAATGGGAAT